CTATACTCTCTGCGATCCTCTTGAAGCGATGCAGTGTGTCCGGAATTCGAGGTAGTGGTTTCGAAATACGTTGAGCCTGCTTCTCTTGCTCAGCAAAGACATGACAAGCACTTGTGATTGCTAGCATGCCGCTCGCCACGTCGTTGCGAACGTCTGGTTCGAGAGCCCACCACATGGCATTTAGCGCTCGTTGAGACCGCGGAAAGAACCCAGAAATCAACTCTTTCATGCTAGTTGGCACTACCCGGTTCGCTACCAGCGTGTCCCATTCATCCTCTTTGATAAACCACTTCTGTTTCACCATCTCAAGGTTCCCAAAAAGAGAGCTCTCAGCCAAATCAGGTGAATCGCCCCAAAAGAGAACTGAACGAGCATTACCCACAGCCGTGATGATGTCGGTCATAGGTGTTGTGCCGTAAAGAGGTTGATGCGTCAATGCAGCATGAATCGGACCTTGAGGCACCATGCCATCTTTAGTGACCACGATGTTGTTGAATTCTGCCAAATTTGTAGAAAGAATCGGCTTTGTCTTGTTTTCCTTCATCATACACATCCCAAGCATGTCATTCGGAATGTGAACAGCAACATTTGTGACCTGTTTGACATCATAATCTCGACTGTAGTCCACAACTTTAACTACGTCGTCTGACGTCGTCGCACAGGTTGTCAAAAGTCTTTCTTCTGTGATTACACGAACGGTTTCAGCTAGACCTGTAACGCACACAGTGTTTATTAATCCTCCTGTGTTGGCATAGATACCCTGCATCATGTGAATGTTTACATACAACGCGGGCACATAAACCTTGGTTTTTTGCTCCGAACGCATGACAACGTGGTGTTGCAATCCATCTAGCATTGACATTTCATTGAACTTCGCGGGAAAAATGACTTCACGCGTTGTGTTTGTCAAGAGCACACTGCCTGCAGCGGCAAGACCTGTGGACCCGTAGGCTTGTGATGTTGCTAAGACTCCTAAGGCCATTAGTTCGGGATGCATGAATCCGCAAAAATTAGATCTGTCTTCAGACGATGCAATCGAGCGACCGCGCCTTAGCGATCGAACACAGAAGTCTACAACCTTTGAGTACTTTTCCGGGTCTGTCATCATGTCTTCACTGGTTGAGTTGTTGTACAATGAGACAAGACTTTCAGTGAAATATTGGAAAGGACGCGATCGCACATCCATGATCGAGATGTCACGATCTGCTGACTTCGCGTCCTTCATATGCATAGCGAAGCTGTTGGGCATTTTCCCCTTTTCAAGCTGTGTGCACAATAGTTCGTAAAAACCATGTCCAACTCCGAGACGCGAGACTTCGGATGCAAGTAACTCCCTCACTCTACCCGTTTTTACTGAATCTTCACGAACCATGGAATGGTGATCAGTCATCAGTGGCCACAGTGCGACTTTCTGCGAACCGCGCATTGGAGCAAGTTTGTCGTGACCTGCAGCCGACAGCTCGAGTAAGGCAACAAACATCACAAGGTTCAGAGTGATGCATCCGGGGTCCAGATCCATGAATTCGTTGAACTCATCCTGGTTTATACCCCGTTGTGCAATGGTTTCAAACAACGCGAGTTGTGAATTCAAATACGACGTCCGTTTTGCTCGTGTCTCGATTTCCATGCGATGGTTCTCGACCAACTTTCTCATGCAGTCGTTGTCGTGATTCGCTTGGCGCACATGCCAGTTCATGCCTTGCGGTATGTCCTTTTCCAAACTCATTAGTGAGACAGGTAGTCGCAGCAACGGTGTGCTAGTGTACGGGACATGCTCATGTTCGTCAATGTACCGAATAATGAGCCGAATGTACAAGTAGTCAGGAAACCGTAGTTTTTGGACATGCGTCAAACCCTTTTCAAACAGAGTCTGCAAATCACCACTCTGGCTCATGTGGCAACACACGGTGAACCTAGAGGTACCTGCAATTACTGATGTCCTCCAAGTCGAATCAGCCCAACACATCAAGATGGTCGCAAGTTTGTTCTCCTGCTCTCGAATCTCGTTTGTCGGAACAAGAGGCACTACCGCAGCATGCATTGACAAAAATTTGTAAGGCAATGTAGACGCAAAATGGATATCATTTCGCGACACTTTGAAACAAGGACTTCGCCAATAGCGGACGGGTTGCTCAACCTCTTCCCACTTGCCTATATACATTGGATCTTGAGGTTGGTCAAACATATAGTAGCAAACTAGCCACGTGAGGCTAGCCTTGTTGTTACGCGACCAAGCGATACCGACTCGCGAGTATTTTGAGTAATAACATCCACGTTTGCTGACGATCTTGGGGTAAAGTTCAGACATAAGGTATGCGTATTGAAAGGCACTGTAGTTGAGGAAATGCTGAAGCTTAGCCTCGTGGACAGAACTCTCTTCCATACTGCGATCAACTGTGTTCCCAATGCGATTCCACAATAATGCGGTTGGATCAGAACGGATATCGTTGACATGGAAAGTGCTTGCGCCTTCTCGATACGCATTGACATCAACACGCAATCCTGTTCGCTGGTTCAGCTCAACGACAGACTGGAACCGTCTTTCTCTCGGGCACAACACGCGAAAAGGGCTCGGTACTTTGCCTTCCTTGCTCGTTCTCTCAATGAACTCCCAAAAAGGGCGTGAGTCAAGAGGTTGCGGATCGGGTCGGCAATATGTATGTCGCTGGTCTGCAACTCTTTGCCCGAACCAATGAAGCCACATGTCCTTTATTCCTTTCCTTTGATGATCCGTCATGGTTGTAACGCAGTCGGCTAGGCTTCGCACAATATCTGAGTATGGACTTTTCCTCGTATCCAATCGCGAATTCAAGTACATTCGCGGATCAGCTAAATCCTCACCGACTGACAAGGTCCAATACTTTGAATCACAAACGTCAGGTACAGAAGCCGAGATCATGAGGTACTTTCCAACAAGCCAATCGCAGTGTGTCTTTTTTTGGTCATAGTTGTCGGAGCCAACTTCTATGAGAACTTGGTTAACGGCAACATCGCCTCCTTCGTCGGGCTCGAGAACACCTCTCATGGACCTAGCGAGCCCCATGCAAGTAGCAAGGTGCAAGAACATGGAAAAGCCTAAGCCAGTCCCTTTGTTTGCGACTTCTTCGTTGTAAGCATTGGCACGTTCCCATATTGCTTTGGAAGAAAATCGAATTACCCGACCAGTAGTACGTCGGCAAACACCCACCAATACCGCATCGCTGCCCGAATGATACCACAATTGTGACCCATGTTCTCGAATTTCGCCTTTCCTGCCAATGAAACGGTTCACTCGAGGTAATTTACGTTTCCTTCGTCCTGGTGGCACATGCCCTATAGGAGGGACAACAGTACTCAAAACATTGCTGTCGGAGGCACGCTTCGGCTTCATGAAAATATCTAACAATGATCCCATGGTCGTCAAATCATCGCCAAACAAATGTTGCGGCAATTCAAACTCAGGTGTTTCAATAGCGGCTGACAGAAAGGACAGGTCCACGTCGCCTAACATGTCAAACATGTTTTCCATAGACGGGTTGTAGGTGATAGCAGGCAAGTCCTCGTGAACGGAAGTCATCGACGTTGCATCCGAAAGGCGTGCCAAAGCAGATCGGCCATCGTATGAGGACGACGAATCGCTGTGTTCGCTGATCGAGTCTCTGTGTTCCAT